AGCAGCATAAATACGCTTCTTGAGAACACGCTTGTACGGCTAGAAGACAGAATTCTTGGGAATAGTCAGGGTCTGGCTATTCCTGACTTTATGCGGAAGAAAACTAGGATGAAAAACAGGCCTTTTTCATTCAAAGATCATGAATTTCAGATAGAAATAGCTAAAGACCCGTCCCTTAGCGTTAGCGTAATTAAGTGTTCTCAGGTAGGGCTGTCAGAACTGGCAGTGAGAGTCACCTTGTCGTACCTTGCAATTAGACACGGATTCACGGCTATTTACGTGTTTCCTACCAGACAGTACGCCATGAAATTCACTAAAGCCAGAATCGACACGGTAATCGACGGTTCGGCAGAGCTTACAAAGCTGGCAAAAGCAGGAACGGACGGGGCTGAGCTTAAGCAGCTAGGCTCGTCTTTTTTGTACATAAGCGGATCAAATACAGAGTCTCAGGCTATCTCTATCGCAGCAGATATGCTAGTGAGGGACGAGTACGATTTCTGTGACCAAACTATTTTGGGCAAGTACTCGTCTCGCTTAAGACACGCTAATGAAGGAAAAGGGGGTATAACCAGAGATTTTAGTACTCCTACCGTATCAGGTTACGGAATAGACGAAAAGTATCAGGCCTCTTCTAAAGGGGTGTACATGTGCAAGTGTAAGCACTGCGGAGAGTGGCAGTGGCCTGACTTCGATTCTCAAGTGTTTATTCCGGGCTATGACGGAGACTTTAAGGACTTTACCAGAGGGATGCTAACTAACAGAGAGTACGACATTTCTGCTACTCACATAATTTGCTCTAGGTGCAGAAAGGAGCTGGACACTTCTCTAGCTGACCCTAGTTGTAGAGAGTGGGTGCATCAGAGAGACTATGTACCTAACAGAGGATATTCAGTCTCTCCACTTGACCTGTACAAGTATAATCGGCCTGATAGAATAGTACTGCAGTTGTCAGACTACCCTTTAAGGTCAGACTACGATAACTTTGTATTGGGTAAAACTTCCGATACAGATGATAATAGAATAAACGTGTCTACTGTCTCTCAATGCACGGTAGGAAGCCAGCCGGGAAGCGCAGAATCTTCTTGGATGGGCATTGACGTGGGCAACATTATCTATGTTACAATAGGCAGGCCGAATTCTATCGAAAGCAACGACTACTTTGCTTACTTTTCAATTGATTCTAAGAAACAAGAGCCAATTGAGAGAATAGAGGAGTTAGTCAAAGCGTACGGAGTTAAAGGAATAGTCGTCGACTCCAATCCTGACCTTACTTTAGTGAGAAACTTGGTTTCTAAGTTTTCTTCAAGTATGCCGGTTAATCCTGCAGTTTACGTTGAGGACTCTAACAGAGACATTAACGTCTTTAACTTGAATGCAAGCAATGTTGTGAACATAAAGAGAACTAAAGCTTTTAACCAACTTACAGAAGAGATAAATTCTGGACAAGCTAGGTTCACTGAAGGCCAACATAGTCGTGAGTACAAACAGCATTTTACTCAAATGAAGAGAATTACAGATAAAACAGAGTCTGGAGACCAAGTGCAAAGGTGGGTGAAGCTGTCCAGTGAGGACCACTTTTTGCACTCTACTCTTTACTGTAAAACAGCCATAGGAATAGCAGGACAAGTGGAGCAAGGTGCTGCACCAGTTGATCTATTTTCCATCCTTGGGGCTACAATGAATAAGCCAAGGGATGCTGGAAGTATATCGTCTGTAAAAGAAACGGCGTCTTGGCTTGGAGTGATCTAATGGAAGATGAAGAGGACAAAAAAATGGTGAGGCTAGTTTTAGTAAGACAGTCTCAAGGCATGTACGGAACGCTTGGAAGCCTGTTCACTACAGATGGACAGCCTTTTAAGAATATAAAGACTTTAGAGCTTCCTTGGAAAAACAACGCAAGGGGCATTTCAAGAATTCCACCGGGTACTTACAACTGCACTAAAGTAGACTCTCCTAGGTTTGGAAAGGCTTACAATGTCAGGGACGTTCCCGGCAGAAGTCATATTCTTTTTCATCACGGTAATTTTGCAGGCGATGTAAGCCTTAACTTTAGGTCAGACTCTAACGGGTGCATACTGCTAGGTACTGGTGTAGCAGTTCTTCAAGGTCAGACGGCCATAACGTCTAGCAGAATGGCAAGAGCTTTGTTTGAAAATGAACTGGGATTTGAACCGTTTCAACTTCATATAGCGGAGGAGATGTAATGAGCCTTTTAGACGTACTAGGTTCTGTCGTAACTGGCGGTGCTACAGGCATTTTAGGGTCAGCTCTTTCTAGAGTGTTCTCTTACTTTGAGAGCAAGCAGAAATTTAAGCACGAAATAGACCTTTTAGCCGCAAATAGAGAGTTTATGCGGGAAGAGGCTAAGTACAGGCTTGAAGAAGCCGAACTTAGAGGAAGAATTGAGCTTTATAGGACAGAGGAAGAAGCTAGAGGAAAATACGAAGCTTCTGCCAATATGGCCTTAAGCGAGAGCTACAAAGATAGCGCAGTAAGATGGAGTAAGGGGGACAGCCCTTGGATTGTCTTTGTCGATGTACTTAGAGGCGTGACTAGGCCCTCCTTGACTCTCTTTCTGTGTGTGGTAGTATTTGTCATGTGGGGTTACACTGAGTCTGCGGACCTTGAGACTCAGATAGTTGCCACAGTTTTGTACATGGCTACAGCTGCAGTGTTGTGGTGGTTTGGTTCAAGACCTTCTACCTATAACAAGGTGAAATAAAATGCGCCCAGCCTCTAAAGTTGTCCCGTTTACTAAAATACACACGGAGACGCAAATTCAAAACAAGAGGAACATTCCATTCATGGTCGGAAAAGGCGACTCACCTAAACTCAACACCGCTAGAATTGTTGAAGCGGTTGTAATTTCTCTTCTTTCGTCCATAGTAGTCCTAATGCTTATGATTCCTAGGATGGACGAACAAAATAAGTTCATGCGCGAGCAGATAACTGAGCTTAAGAATGAGGTTCAAAAAATTAGGGATGACTTTTACATTCCTACAACTAGCAGGGAGTAAAGTATGGCAGGCAAAGTAACTGACCTCACATTTCCGTTACCTAAGACTGTAGCCAAGGCTGCTAAATCGTCATCTAGGCCGTCTTCGTCGGCTTCAAGAGGTGACGCAATTGCAAGGCAGAATGCAGTTACCCTGCTAAACAATACGGCCAGAAACTACAGAACCAGCAGTAACATAACTGCGCTGTTGAGACAACTTTGCCAAGCTGAAGGGCCGATTTCATCGGCCCTTCACTCGCAGGTTCAAGTCTCAAATAATTCACATTTAGTAAGTGCTTATGATTCAAAAACACACTTATTTTCTTCTGAAGGTACTCTGGCGGCGCAGTCAGTTATTGCCTCTTTAACTACTCTGTTTGACTTTACTAAGGGCTTCAGCCCTAAAAAGGGGATAGAGTCTCTCAAGGCACACATGCTTAGAGAAGCAGCAATAACTGGCGCTGTTGCAGCAGAGCTTACGTTGAATGAAGCGTACATACCTAACGAAGTAAAAGTAGTTCCTTACGAAACCTTAACTCCTACGAGTGACGGTAAGGACGGACACTACTACACTCAAACTGTTTCTGGAAGGAATGAGCCTGTTAACCTAAACATACCTAACTTCTTTGTGTCGTTCGTGCAGCACGACGCTGGACAGCCTTTTCCTATATCAATAATGGACTCAGCTGTAAAAATAAGCATCTTCTTTGAAGAGTTTATTGAAGATATTAGACGCTCTGTTAGAGAAAACGGGCACAGTAGGACTACCGTCTCTCTTAGTACAGACAAGATAATTGCTCTTGCGCCTGACGATGTTAGAAAAGACCCTGTAAAGCTTAAAGCTTTTATGGAATACTTTCAGTCTCAAGTGCAAGACCAGCTTCAAAACCTGTCGCCGGAACAGGCTTTAGTTATGTTCGATGTAGCTACGGCAGACATTCTTAACTCAGGGCTGGGAACCAAAGTAGACTACACTCCCCTATTGAACATTATTTCTGGCTTGTACGCTACAAGCATGAAAACGCCTCCTTCGGCTATTGGGCTTAGACTTGAGTCCGGTTCGCAGGCCCTAGGTAACGTCGAAAGCTTGATATTTCTTAAATCAGTAAAGGCTCTGCAAACTCCTGTTGAGGAAATTCTGAGTAGGGCACTTACTCTAAGCTGCAGGCTGCTAGGCCATGACGTTTACGTGAACTTCGAGTTCGACCCTATAAACCTAAGACCTGAGGAAGAACTAGAAGCGTTTAGAACCATGAATCAGACAAGAGTGTTGGAGCTGCTATCGTACGGATTCATAAGCGACGAGTACGCTGCCCACCTACTTAGGACGGGGCCAAGGCCTAGCAATGCTCCTGAGTTGTCTGGTACTATGTTCACTGTAAGTAAGTCGTCAGGCGCGGAGGATTCGACCTCCCCCGGCGATACAGCTATGGGCCGCACTCTTCAGCCCGACAAGGAAATTCCTAGAAAGGCAGGAGGAAAGTCACAATGAGAAATATATGGTTTGGAGAGCCTGAAGAGGGCCACATTGTTTTTAGCAAGATATTCCTTTCTCCAGAAAAGGAAGCGGAACTCAGAACATCCAGAAATGAAGATGATTTGCCAGAGAACCCTGTTTCGTACTCTGTAGATTCAGGCGTGGCAACTGTAGGCATATACGGCGGAACATACACTTCAAGTACTTTCTTTACTAGGCTGTTTGGAGTCCCTACTTATGAGGACATACGCGACCGCTTAGTTGAAGCACTTGAGGACGCCAACGTAACAAAGATAGTTCTTTCCGTTGATAGTCCGGGCGGTGCCGCTGCAGGTGTAAAGCAGCTCTCCTCGTTCATAACGGACGTTTCAAAAGTTAAGCCTGTAACGACTTTTGTAGAAGGGAGGGCTTATAGCGCCGCTTTGTGGTACGGCACGGCTTCAGGAAAAATGGTTCTGTCTGACGGCTCTAGAACTGGTAGTTTAGGTGCTCTGCTGGTTCATACAAGCTATCAACAAATGAGGCAATCTGAGGGAATTTCTGACACTGTGTTTAGAACTTCCCCTGACAAGGCTCCGGGGCATCCTCTGGAAAAGCTTTCGGAGAGCCATGAAGCTATAATCAAGGAAGAACTTCAGGAACTGCATGACGAGTTTGTAAACGGTGTAGCTGCCAATCTGAACATGGATCCTGAAGACGTTCAAGCCAATATAGCTACAGGTAGAACTTTTAATACCTCAAAAAGCATAGAGTTAGGTATAGGTAGTAGAGTGCAGTCATACGCCACTCTGCTTAATTCGCTGGCAGGGTCCAGCTTATCTGAGGAAAATTCGATGAAAGGAAAGAAACAGCTATCCGCAAGCGTTGCAGCAGCTCTGGCTTCTGGTGTTGATCCGGTAAGTCTTGGAGTTGCTCAAAGTGATCTGGAGCAGGATATTCAAACTGCTGAGACTACTGAGACTGCTGAAGAGAACAACGGTACTGCAGTTACTGCAGTTACTGGTCAAGCACCAGAGGCAGCAGCCCCTGACAATTCAGCTTTCTCTGCTGTATTCGCTCAGCTTAACGAGTCCAACTCCAGAATTGCAGCCCTTACTGCAGAGTTGGCAGTGGCTAATAAGTCTCTTACAGACCTGAATGCGGCTAATGTAGAGTCTGCAGCACTTATGCAGAGCTATAGAGCAGCTCTTTCAGAAGTAACTAGCAGATTTTCTGTTGCTACTGGAGTGACTGTTCCTGACTTGTCTTCGGTAAGTGACCAAGTGTTGCTCGATTATTTTAATACTACTAATACAGCCATTACTTCTAAGTTTAAGATTGGGCCTACTAGCGCGAGAACGGGAGAAGTTGCGGAAGCTCCCAAAATTAAAACGGCGCAACCACGCGCTACTACCGCTTCTAAATTTCCCCGGTAAAAAGGAAACAATCATGGCAACTTTTAAGTTTGGTGTTCAGGCGGGTCTTACGGACGACGCTACTTTTGGCGCAGCTTTGGGCGTTAATCCTGCAGGTAAGCTTACCGACAGCGACTTGTACAAGGCAGTTAAGCTGTCAAGAGACAGCACTTACTCCTTGTGCGCAGACGGTGACGAGATTGAAGGTATTCTGGTTGCAGTGGAACCTTCTACCGTTAATGCAGGCTATGGCTTCGGCACTATCCAGAAGAAAGAAAGAGTTCTGGCTAGAAACACTGGTGCCACTATTGCTGTAGGTGCTTACGTTGTTGCCTCGGCTCAGCCTGCAGTAGGTACTGCTATCGGTGTTGAAGGAACTGGTCAGAGCACGGGCGCTCAGCCCACTCCAGTTAAGGCAGGAACCCCTGCTACTTATAAATGGAGAGTCGTGGCGCTGATTACAAGCGGCGCTACTGGCGGCATCGTTCTGATTGAGCGTCAATAATACTAACTTCTCAGAAAGGAAAGAATCAAATGGAAGTCAACTTTAACGTAACTCTTTCGGACGGCACTTCTGAGGAAGTTCCAGTTTCTTTGGAAATGTACAAAGAAGCAGAGGCTGTAGGCCTTACTGTTCCTCAGCTTGTTAACTCCAAGTACCCTACTGCTGATAACCAGCCTACTGCTTTTGAGCAGATGTTGGTTACTTCCGGCATGTTTATGAGTGAAGACCGCACGTTCGGTCATCGCTCTCCTACCCTTAACACTGTCCTTGAGCCGGGTCCGCAGTTTTCTGCTATTACTCGTCCTGACGGAAGCCGCTCTAACACTCCCTCTGGCCGTTTGTTGTTTCCTGCGGTCCTGATTGAAATGGTTGAGCACCAGTTGCGCACTAACGATGATAGCTATGTTGGCGCGTTCAATTCTATGGTATCCACTGTTCGTTCGCTCAGTTCGCCTAAGTACGATCAGGTGGTCATTAACCACAGTGCTTCCCGTGCTCAGAGAGCGCAACCTATCAGTCAGCTTGACAGACCTAACAGAATCCTGACTTTCACGACTTCTGACAGAAGCTTCACTATTCCTACCTATAGCATCGGTATGGAAGTGTCTAAAGAAGCCATGAAGCAGGCAACTCTGGACATGGTCGCTCTGGCAATGAGAGAGCATACTTTGGAAGAGCGGGCTGCAGTCATTGATCGTGACGTTGCGGCCATGGTCAACGGTGACACTGATATGGGGGTTACGGCCCTGTCCTCAGTTACCGCCCAAAGCTTTGACGCCGCTATTACCGCTGCTGGCAATATCACGCATCGGGCGTGGGTGAAGTATCTCCGTCAGAACTGGAGAACTTTGAACATTACCGAT